TCAGGGCGCGGCTCTTCCACCCCTGATCCAGCGGGAAATGGTATCGAAGATCAGGTCGGCGATCCACATGGCGCAGACACCGACCACAAAGGCCATGGCATTCATGGCAGCAACATCCTTTTGTGGCAAAGGCCAATTGACGGCTCGCAGGTAATAAAGCACCGGTTCCGTCAAGTAAGCTGCCGCAAGCGCTCCACAGATGGGCGACGCAACGATTTCACGGGTCGTATATCGACGTCGCGACAGGCCACGCAAAATGCCGCCTGAAAGGCCAGCGATGACGACCCCGACCTTGATGCCCAACGCATCGAGAAATTCGTTCACCGCCATAACCTGCCTCTACGAGTGTTTATTGAAATCGGCCCTCTGTTTCAGCTAAAAAATAGCTGAGACGAGCGGCTTCATTTGATGACCGGCGGCTGTGGCTTAACCAAACCGGACAGTCCATCGCGGATGATATTGACCACAATCTTGAGGGTACCGAGACCCGCAACGGCAAGTGCCGTGAAGCCCGGACCAACAAAGGATTGCGAACATTCCAACGTGCCATCGGCAAACTGCGTACAGCCCGTTGCCAACAGAATGGCGACCAACAGTGCCGAGAGGGTAATCAGGATATTCAAAACATTGTGCAAAGCATTGGTGTTGAACATGGGGCTTCCTTTGGAGCTATGAAATTGATTGAGTTTATCGAGCGACATGGGGATGGCGCGATTGTCGCCAAGGCCCGCACACCGGTGCCAACACGGCGATGCAGGGCCATGTGAAAATCAAGCCGACATAAACCAGGGTAACTTTGCCGATTGATCGACTGCTTAGACTTGTGGAGGATTGCGGTGAGCACGAAATCAGCACACCGCCCTCCAGCGTCCGGAAGGCTTTCTGAAGATTCAAGCGATCACGAGCGCGCAGCTTCGAGCGCCACAATGAATTTCTTGGCGTAGCTGGCAATATCAGCAGCCCGATCGGTGCCGTTGATGATCTTGCGCGCCCCGGTCCAGTCGATGACAGTCGCGCTAAAATAGTCCGCGAGCTTCTTGCCGGTGAAGCGACCATTGATCATCCCATCGAACAGAATTTCGACGGCCTTGGCCGGATTAAGCGCGGTGTCCGGATCATCGGCGATGCCATATTTCGCATAATTGTCGCGACCGGTGATCTGCACAAGGCCACGCCCACGATAGCGCCAGCCGTCGCCGCTAGCCTCCTTGCTATTGCCCATGCGGTTTGCATAGGCTCGATTGGCGATCCGCTCCGGTTGCCAGGCGTAGGCCGCTGCCTGCGCCATTGTAAAATATTTCGGGAAAGTGGCGCGCAAGCCGGCCGCCGAATAGCTCAGATTTTCTGAGATTGCACACATGGCATTATCCGTCTCATGACAGGTCGTCGCCAGCATGTATGCGAGCCAACGCGCATCGAAGGGCTTTGCATCCCATGCGCTGAGTATGGCGCTGATGCCATTGACCTGATTTGCTGACAGCCGCCCACCGAACAACAACAAGCGCACCGCCGCGAAGAACTTCGCGTGATCCATGAATTTCAATCCTTGTGAAAAAGACTCCGTCGAGCGGCAAGGCTCACCCAGGAAGGGGTCGGTTAGCGCTCTTCGCGCAGCCGTTTTTCTGAGGTCGCGATGAGCTGTTGTGCATCGATCTTCTCGGCATCGACCACCTCACCGTCGATCAATACGCTGTTTTCGGTCGGCGCTATTTCAGGCTGCACAGCTTGAAGCGCCTTGAGCTGATTTTGCGCGTCGACAAGCTGAGCAGCGAGACTGTCGACAGCGTTCGCAAAGCGCTCGACTTCGCCTTGCAGAAGCCCGTTCTGCTTCTTGAGGGATTCTGCGAGGGTGGACATCAAGGCTCCCTCACGTATTCGACGACCATGCGAAGCCGTCAATCTCCGCCGTGGTGGTGATCGTGCCAGCTATGATTTCCTGATCGATAGCGCCTTCGGCCGCAAAGCTCGCCTGGACATGGGCCGCAACCGCATTGGCAACCGCCTTGATCTGCGTGGCCGTCAGCTCGACGAAGCCGCTTGTGGTCTTGAACTGCACCGTCACATCGGGGTTGGCGTCGACATAGTTGTAAGCGCCGGTGATCAGCGATTGACTCTGCCGATCAGTCATAACCGACATGCCGTTGATGACGATGCCACCCGTCTCGACCACATAGCGCTTTGCCGCCGCATAAGCGTAGAGATCAACCGGGACCGGCTCCGGAGACCATCCGGCGATGATGGCCAGAAGGCTCGGCGGCGTTTCGGGCTAGTCGCCTGCCGCTCCGATCAACGCGGTTTCCGACTTGCTCAGCTGATCAAGGATCGCATCCTTGTCGGCAACATCAAGGCCGGACGTGATTTTGGCCGCGAGTTCAAGCCAATAGTCCGGCACGTTGTAGATTTGCTGCCTGCCAAGCCAGAAGGCTACGCCGGCCATCCAGCGATCGGCCTTGTTCTCCGATCGAGCCGCAAGCAGCGCCTCGACCATTGGATCATACATGCTGTCTATGCGATACATCGCGTTCTCCTTAACGATAGCTCCATGTCTGGTAGACCGAACCAGAACAGGTTGTGATTGAATAGCCTTGAATGACGTAGGTCGACGTGCGCGGCGAAGCCGGCGCGTCCTCGATCTGAACGAGGTAATTCCCGCTGTTTGTGTTGGTGGAACCGGATGCGGCAAAGACGCTGACTTGCCAAACGACCCGGTTTTCAGTGACGTTGAATAGCCGGACATACCCAGTGTTCCCGCTGCTGCTGCCACCGCCGTTGGTAGATAAGGTCACCGAAAAGTTCGTCGTGACCGCAGAAGGATTGGCGTTGTCGATCGTCCACGAGGTAATATCAGTCCAAGCGCCGATTGAGCTTGCGCTAAAACCCCTCGAAAATGATCGCCCAACCGAGCCTTGCGCTATGTTATTATAGGTCACGCCGCCAACGGTAAGCTTGTCGGTGCTGATCGCACCCGCCTGTATCATACCCGCCGTGATGGCATTCGCCGCGATCGCGTTGGCAGTAACCGCACCATCAACGATCAGTTCGGCGCTTACCGCCTTGCGCATTGCTGGCCTTGACCAAACAGCACCTGCTCCGCCGGTCGAGGGGCGACCAATTTGCAAGGCCATGGCACACCGCGTTTGCCCGGTAGGAATGGTCACCTTTCCCCGCAAAAGCACCCATGAACCTTTTGTTGCCGTGGACGCCGCCATCACGAACGTTTGCGTATCTGAAATAGATCCCTTGCAGACGGCGTAGACGGCAATATTGTAATCCGGATCGTTGTTTATCGCCCAGACTTCAAATGCATATTGCTGACCTGGCTGCACTGGAAAGAAGTTCGAAACGGCGCCGAACACGGCGTTCGAAATCAACCGCCATCCGGACGCGTCGCCCTGGTTGGGGTCGTTAGCCCAGCTGGTGACCCCGGAGGTAGTCCATCCGTCGAGATTACCTTGAGACCATCCGTTATCTGCTAGATTGCTGAAGTCGGTCAGGATGAGGCTCTTGGCCGTAATCGCGTTGGCCGCGATCTGGTTCGCACCGATGGTGTTTGCGGCGAGCTTGTCACCGGTGATCGTGCCGGCCGCGATCGTCGCAGCGGTCACCGCGCCCGCCGCGATCGTTCCGGCTGTTACCGCGCTGGCTACTATCTTGCCGGCAGTGACAGCATTTGCAGCAATCTTATCGGCGGTCACCGCGCTCGCAACAATGCCGCCGTTGGTAATCAGGACGATATCGCCGCTGCTCCAGGGCGTCGGCTCCGTTGCCCCGGTCGGGATGCGGCAGAGCATCGGCTTGTTGATGAACATATAGCTGTCCGTCTGGCCGGCATTGGTGTCGCGCTTGCGCATATGGATGGCGGCGCAAACAGCACCCGCCGGAGCGGCACCCACTGTCCGAAGGCGTGGCCAATTGTCGGGATTGGCCGCGTCCGATGAATTTGCGGAGTTGGACGAGACAGCGGTATAGCTGATCACCGAACCATCGGCCGCCCGCCACTCGATCCTGAGATCCGCGATGCAGCGATGGGCCGAGACATAAGCGGCGACCTCCAGCCACTCACCCGCCGTGCAGGACACACCCCATTTGAGCGCATCGACAGCAAGCGCGTCCGCATCCGGCCGAAACCAGCGGACATCCGTATAGTAGCCACCCGAGGTCGGACCGCTCCCCTGATAGACCATCAAAGTTGGGTTGTTCTTCCCCGCATAGTTCTCAGTAGTGGTCCGAATTCTGACGGACAGGCCGGGGACGGCTCCGTTCGATCCATAGGCCCAGCAGTCCATACCGGCCGCGAAGTTGGCATTCTGCAGGAGGTTCTTGCCAGAGCCGACAGCGAGAGCGTCGGTGGTGACCGAATTGGAGGCGAGCTTATCCGATGTGATCGCGCTGGCGGCAATCTGCGTGGCCGAGACAGCACCGGCCGCGATGGTGCCGGCCGTCACTGCGTTGGCGGCAATCTTGCCGGCAGTGATGGCGTTGACGGCAAGCTCGTTCGCGGTCACCGCGCCAGCCGCGATCGTGTTGGTCGTGATCGCACCGGCTGCGATCTTGGCCGTCGTGATCGACCCCGCATTGATTGCGACAGCAGTCACCGCGTTAGCCGCAATGGCATCCGCCGTCACCGCGCCGGTGGCGATGGCGGCGGCGGTCACTGCATCGGCGGCAATCTTGCCAGCAATGACGGAACCATCAACCAGAAGGTTCGCTGTCGCCCGGCGCAGCCAGCTCAAGCCGCCGAACGAGATATTCCCATCCGTCAGATCACGCTGGACGTAAATCTGCACGCGAGCGCCGAAAGCCGTGGCGGGCGGCGTGATCGTCGCTGAGAAGGTTTGGACACCAGCAACCGTGTTCGCGGCCCCCGTGGCTGCGCCGATCGTGGCATAGGTGTCGGGGCTAAGCAGTGCGCCATTTGCGTCAAGCCAGTGAGCGCGGACCCAGAAGCCCATTTGGGTGCCCGATGTCCGCGCGACCTGCACGGAGGCAAAATACTGCTGGCCGGAAACAATCGCGAAGGGTGATCCGACACCGATCGTCAGGTATCCTGCCCCGGCTGCGTATGTGTAATCAATCGACCCCTTGCTGGTGAATGCCTGTGCCGTCGCTGGATTGATCACGCAGCTCGCAAGGGTCGGCCATGCCGCTGACGCCTGTATTTGATTGTCGGGGATCAGATTTTCCCAATCCTGAAGAACAAGGCTGCGTGCGGTGACAGCTTGGGCGGCGATGTTGACGGCAACGACGCTGTTTGCCTGAAGCTTTGGCGTCGAGATCGCATTGTCCGCAATCTTCGTCGTGGTAATGGCGCTGTCGGCAAGCTTGGCGGCATCCACTGCAAGGGCGGCAAGCTTGCTGTTGGTGATCGCGCTATCGGCGATCTGCGAGGAGACCAGCGTGCCCGTCACCTTGGCGGCGGCGACGGCGGCAATCTGCGCATCGGTCATCTGGCCAGTGACCTTGGCGGCAGCAACGCTCTGGATCTGCGCATCGGCTAGGATGCCATTGATGTCAGTCGCAGCGACTGCCGCCGTCCAGGCATTGTTGTGGTAGCGGTAGAGCTTGCCGTCCGTCGTGAGATATACCTGCCGCCCTTCGACATTGCCGGTGGTCGGCAAGACCGAGACGATTTCGACGGGCTTGATGCTTGATGCAAACTTGGTGGCATCAATGGCCTCGGCTGCAAGCTTTGCCGCCGTTACCGCGCCATCGGCAAGCTTCGACGAGATCACGGCGCTATTCGCCAGCACCTCGGCTGTCACCGCAGCAACCTGCAACTTCGCCGTCGTAACGGCCGCATCTGCAAGCTTCAGGTTCGTGACGGCCTCGTTCATGATCTTTTCAGCCGTCACGGCTGCGTCGGCAATCTTCGACGCAGTGATCGCGTCGTCGAGAACGTCCCCGCTGGCGATCAACACATTCGGTGTCTTGACCGCTAGCCAGGCCGACCAGTCAGTGGCCCGGTTTGTTCTCGGGATGTAGCGACCTCGCGCCTCATAGTCCGTGTTCGGCAGCGTCCATTGGCCAGAAATCAACCAGGAGAATGGTGACGCATAGCGCGTGCTGTCGCTGTCGAAAACGACGTCGCCGGTTTCCTTCAGCCGGACTTGCACCCAGACCCGCTCGACATCGTCCATGTCCGGCGCGCAACTGATCTTGATGGCCGGACGCCGGTCGATGCCGCTGGCATCCTTCACGGTTCCCGGTTCAACGGTCCAGCCGACCATCGGCTGCGACGGCGGCGTGATCGGGCCGATCCAGCCGATGGCGGTGGGCAATTGCAAGCCGCTATGCCAATCATAATCGGCGGGATCGACTTCCTTCAGCGTAACGACGGTCAGGAAGTTCGCCTGTGGCTCGACCTTCACGACCAGGAATTTCTTTTCCGCATAGCCGTTGCGTGCTGAGGTCCAGGAGACGACGTCGTTCGGCTCCAGCGGATAGGCATCCGGCGGCAGCGATATCTGGTGCACGCGGAAGCGCCGGTAGTCCTGGATCATCGCCAGGCCGACGCGCTGCACCTGGTTGGCAAAGGGCACGGCCGGAAACTGTATCTGCGCCGGCAGGCGGCGATCGCCATCCTGGGTTTCCAGATCGGCATTGTAACGGCCGGGTGCATCCTTCGTCGCCCATTTTTCGCTGGGCTCCGGATAGGTCGCCTCGATCGCGTTGTAAGTATCCGAGAGCGACGGAAAAGGCTGGAAATCCTGCTCCTCCGTCACGACGATATCATCGTCTGAGAAAGAATAAACGGCGCCTCCGGGCGTGCTAATCAGCATCTTGAAGACGCCGCCGACCTCGGCCATGCGGCCGTTGCAGCCTTTCAGGAGCTCTGAAATAACATCGAGCGGCTGTTGGTCGCACTGGACCTCATAGCCGGCACGGAAAGCCGGTTCCCTGCTGCCGTCGTCGAGCGTTACCGCTGCATCACAAGCATTTGCCGCGGCCATCCAGTTTGCAGCCGGCAGGGAGAAAGCGGCGATGTTCTGGCCGCCATAGACCCATTCGGAGCCATGATAGACGCCCCGCGCCAAATTGTAGACCATCGTTGCGGGATTGCTGGTGGGCTCCCAGGTGGCGCGGTTGTCCCAACGATGCGCGCCATTGCCGCCGGCAGACGAGTCCCTGCGGATGTCATAGAGCGGGACAGGATGCGGTTGATAGAGGCCGGCGGGGATACCGGAAAAGAGATCGGTATTGTAACGGGCAGTGAGGATGACGACCTGGCAGCCGAGGCCGATCATGGTCGGCTTCCAAGGACGGTCCGGCTCGGCTCCGAATTTTGCCGTCAGGAAGGCATCAGGACCCGACTGCGTGCCGTCGAGGAACCTGATCCAGAGATAGTCCTTGCTGCCGACACGGTATTGCGCGACTGGATAACCGCGCCCGTCGGGATGCGGCTCCTCCCAGAGAACGCCGACCTCCTGATCGTCAATCCAGACGCTGGCGAGGCCGCGCTCGCCGGCATGGTTGGACAGGCTGCCGATCTCGATGACATCGGTGAAATAGGCGTTCGGCGTCTTGCCGTCATCGCCCCAGGAACCGGCATATTTGCGCCGGCCGGCGGTGGCGTAGCTGCCGATGACGAAGGACATGGGATGGTCGTCGCCCATGCTGATCTCGAGCTTGGCGCCAGCTTGTTGCGGCTGCTCCTTCTTCGCCAATGCCTTTTCGATCAACGACAGGCCGACATTCAGGGCGACCGTCAGGATCAGCTTGCCGATACTGATCGAGCCGAAGAATCCCGAAATCGCACTTACCGCCAAGCTGATTGGGTCGGCATGCGCGGCATCCGCAATCAGCCAAAAGCCAAGGACGTTCAGAATCAGGATGAGAATTTTCATGGACCGGGCGACCTCGAATGGCGCATGGGAAAGGGTGCGTCGCCGGGGAGCCGGCAGCGGCATGTCATCAACGGGTGACGAGAAGATTGCAGCGCCTATGCCGGCTCAGCCGACCTTGAAGACCCTGGTGGCATCGAGCAGGTCGACCGTGCCGAGGCCGGTTTCGCGCAGCACGAAGACACGCTCGCCATTGACGACGCCAAGCGCATAGCCGAAGGGGCCTTCGTGAGGGATGGCGGCGATATCGCCGATGTAGGCCTCGCTCGGATGGATCTCCGGCAGCATGGTGGCGACGAGATCGCCGAGATTGTCGAAGCCCGCCGCCTTCATGGTCTTCAGCGCGCCGGCGGCGGTCGAATATTCGCCGCGAAACTGCGCGGCGCAATCGACGCCGGTGATCGCCATGACCAGATTGCCCGCCAGCCCCGGCCCGCAATCATGGCTGCCCCAGGCAAAAGGCGTGCGCTTCAGCCGGTCGATCTCGGCGACGAAACAGGCGCGCCAGTTCTTGACCCTGACAAGATCATCAATCACTTCTGCCCCCATGGGATCTGCCAATTGGCGACGGTGCTGGAATAGAGGCCGAACTCGTCGCCGCTGCGGCGCTTCTGGCCCTCATAGGAGGATTTGGCCGGATTGGTGCGCTCCAGCATGGCGATGGCGGCGGAGATTGCCGATATCTCGACATTACCGTCCTGCCCGACCGCCGGCGTCTTGATCGGCGCGCCGTCGGTAATGCCGAGAAAGGCGATTTCCGGGGCGGCGCTCGGCTGGCGGGTGACAGTGTCGAAAGCCATGTCGTGGATTTCCACCGGCGCCAGGCGCAGATCGTAGCCGCGCACCAGCTGCTGCGCCACCGCGGCGATCTGACCGATGGTGATCGTCACCGTCTGGATCGTCAGATCGGCGGTGCGCGCGATCGGGCTCACCTGCAGATTGAGGCCGCCATAATAGGTCCGCGCCTCCGGCAATCCAGTGATGCCGGAGACGACGGTGATGTTGATATCGTCGTCGCCGGTCCAGAGGCCGATCGGGTTGATGACGCCGGTATCGAAGCTCTTGCCCTTGATCCAGACAAAACGACGGGGCACGAGTCCCCGGTCGCGCGCGCCGGTCAGCGCCGCGAAAAAAGCGGAGGTGATATTTTTCATTGGCTATTTCTTCTGAACGATCTTGAAGGTAGCTTCCGTGGTGATCAGGCCGCTTGCCGTGCCGGGGTTGTGGCTGCCCGGCATGATGATGCATTTGCAGGCCGGGAGCAGCAGCACCACGCCCAGACCAATGGAAAAACCGGCCGGCAGATGCGGAAAGACGCCGAAGACCGGGGTCGTGCCCGCGCCGTTCGCCACCACCGTCTCCGACACTTCGAGAAAGGCATAACGGCCGCCATAGCCGATCTGCATCTTGTCGCCGACGGTGAGCCTATAGCTTGCCGGCAGGCCCTGGAGACTGAGCGAGGCATTGTCGGCGCCGAGTACCGCGATGCTGACGCTGGCGGCCCCGAGCTTCGTTCCATCAGGATCGGCCTGCGGATATTTCGACAGCGGATCATAAAGAAACAGCGCCTCCTGGGCGCCGTGAAGTTTGCGGATGCGGGCGGCGATCTGTTTCGCCTCCGCATTGTACATGTCGGCCAGCGTCACCGTGCCGGTCCAGAGCGGCGGCGCCAGCTCCGCCTGCCAGACCCGGCCATCGCCGGAACCGGAAAGCTCGTCATTGCGCTGGATGTCCCAGACGACGCTCGAGATCTTCAGGAGATCGGCAAGGGCCGGCAGGCTATAGGGATAGGAAACAGCCATCATCGCCTCCGGGGATTACGGTTGATCTGGGCGACGCGATCGGGAAGCTGCTGATTATAGTCATTCAGCCCCTGCCGCGTCGAAGTCTGCGCCTCGCTCTGGGCGACGTTTTTCACATAGGCCTTCAGATTGCCGTCCTCATCGACGGAAACGCCGACAGTGACGTGCGCCCCGGAACCGGAGCCGGAGGCATCGTTCTGATTGCCGGCCTTGAGGCGCTGGGTGGGAACGGATGCATCCGGCCGAACCCTGGCAAATTGCGGCCAGCCCTCGCCGACCGCACCGCCATCGGCATAACCGCGCCGGCCAAGCCGCATCGCCTCGACCACGCCGACGCCGCCGGCACGCGAAACATCCTTCTGGCTCCAGACGACCTCGCCGGCATGCACGACACCGACGGGATCATGGACACCGCCGGGGCCGGTGTAGCCGCCATCTGCAAACAACCCGGCCGAACCGCTCGCTATAGCGCTCGCCGCCTGCGGCGACCGCGCAAGGATGCCAAGATCCAGCCCGCCGCCACCGCCGAAGAGCCCGCCAAGAATCCCGCCGCCACCGAACAGCCCACCGCCTGCGGCGGCACTGTTGACCTTGAACAGACTGTTGAGCACATCGTTCAGCAACCTGTCGGAAATCTTGGTGAGCACGGAAATCGCCGCCTTCCCCAGGGATTTCCAGAGGCCCTCGCCATTGCGCAAACCGCTGACCAGCGTCGAGGCGAAATCGCCGGCAAGCTCGCGGGCATATTTCAACTGTTCATTGTAGCGGATGATATTGGCCGAGGCCGAATTCATGTCGACGGGTAGGCCATATTGCTTCTGTGTCGAAGCAACCGTCTGATCGACGGTCGAACGGCCCATCTGCTCCTGCTGAAACTGGATATCGCCCGAGAGCTTCTGCAGCGCCTGCGCCTCAGCAACGCGCCGATAGGCATCAGCCTGCTAGTTGGCCGCCTTGGTCAATTGCGGCATTTGCGCCAATTGCACGGCGCAGCTCTTCTGAAGATCGTCCTGGCTTTGCTTCAGTGTGACGACCTTTGTTTTCACATTTTCTGTCGCGGCAGCGGATTCAGCGGAGGCTTGAGTTCCGAGTTTTGTTTGCTCGGTGTTGGCTTTGGAAGATCTCGTAAGAGCGTCCATGCCTTGCTGAGTGCTCTGGGCCTCGTCTTTTTGGCTGTTTTGAACGCCAATACTGTTCGCGACGGGCTGCTTCGATGCAGCTTCAATCGCAAGAGGACCTAAGCGAGCGAAAGATGAGAGCGCTGGAAAGAATGTTTCAGCGAGAGTTTCCATTTGAGAAAGCCTGGATTGCTGTTCAGTTGGTCGAGCGGAGGCAATTCCATTTTGCTCAGACTTTATTTTGGCGTTTATTGCAGCGGACGTCGCGTCAACGTTTTTGTTGACCTTCTCATCCATGGCAGCATAGCCTCGGTATAAATCCGAATTCAGGACCAAGCTGGGCATGGCCTCCTTAAAAAGCTGGGAAAAAGTCTGAAGGTTTACAAACTGCGGATTCTTCGCAGCATTTTCGGCCAAGCTATTCCCAAATGATTGGTATTGCTCTCTCGTTGCTTTTCCCGACATGATTAGCGGCTTAATTTCGTTGTATTGCTTCTCGAGATCAGCGAAGTGCCCTCCCCCGACAAATGAATCCGTGCCGAACTGCATTTCGGCAGCAACGCTCACTGAATTGAACGTATCGCGCACTGTTTTCAGTGAAAGATCGGATAGCTTTTTATAAGTCTCCAACGCTTTCACTACGCCGTCTTCAGTCTGACTATTTTCATAATCGGCTTTCATCGCTGGAGTTACGGCCAGAGGAAGCCCTTGTACCGTTTTGGTCATTTTCGCTTTGTCAGCGATGTATTCTTTTGAATTTTTAAAGAGTTTTGATGGTAAATTTTGATCAATTTTGTCCGCTGCGGAATTAAAAAGGATGTCTGCAAAGAACCCTCGGATACCCGGAACCAGACTGCTACCGCTTTTTATCATTTGACTTCCAGCGCGTAACGCCATGTCCGATAGGTTTTTTCCCTCGTCAGGTCGGTTCTCAAGATAGTATTTCATCTCAGGTGATCTGAGATAAGAGGATTCTCCATTTGGAGCGGATTGCGACTTACTGCCCACAGGCTGTATATTTCCACCACCATCGCTTGACTTCACGTTCAAGGCGATCAGAGCGCTCGACAATTTGATGGGGGACGATCGAATACTGCCATTCAACTTGCCAATGGTGCCACCAACTCTAGCGAGAGAGCCCGTCGCACCTTTTGCTTCGTTGCCCATCGCTTTTAGTGCACGACCAGCCACGCCGGATACTTTTTTCGCCTGACCTACCGCAACAACAAAATCTCTTACATCGTTACTTGCCGTTTTGATGTCACCGCTATCAACTTTAATGCCTAGAGTTGCGATTTCTGTCACTGGACCACCTTTTGATTTCATGCGAGAGACTACGGCTAAGCTATTTGCGGGAGTTTTGATGAAGCTCATTTCCAGCGTGATTGCAGTGCTTGCCGCGTTGCTGTTTCTCTACAGCTTTGGCGTCTTTGATCCGCCGATTGTTAAGGCTTGCGAAGCACGTCTCAAAGGGTATCTAGCGGCGCCATCCACCTATGAGCGCAACAGATTCTTTCTCGGCCAAAGGCGGGGAACCAGAGCCGATCTAGAACAAGAGTACAAAGGCTTTCCTGATATACAAAGTTTTTATCAGAAGGAGTTTGATAATGGCTCGATGAAGCCGGTGCTCTATACCACGACCATAAATTTCAGCGTGTTAGACACGAAAGCTGAAAAGGCTACGACGGCGATTACTTGCCAATATTTTTCCACCGATGGCAACATTTCCGAAATATCAGTGGGAGGAGTTTCCATTCTTCCGGCCGATACCACGACCTATTCTCAGATAGTTCGGGATTTCAGCCATGACTCTCCTCTGACGTTGAAAGAAGGGCGGAGAAAATTGGAGCCAATCGCCCCTTATGCTGGCTGGATTCGCGACACGCTTCGTCGTGTCTTCGGCTGAGTACCGATATCTAAGATTGTTTATATCAACCCGTGGGACAGCATGCGTCGCATAGAAAAAGAGTGCACCGTCATTGTAATGCAAATTCGCGCAGCACTTGTATTTCTTCCCACGTCGCTTTAGCATCGACTTCGGTTGAAATTAGGATGAGCAATGCGCGGAGTTGTTGCACTTATATGCCTATGCCTTATAGGCGATAGCGCTTTTGCCGGCAGTACCAAAAATAGCGATGCTCGCGCGGACGTGCTGATTAAAGCCCTCTATGACAATTTAAGTGGCACCTACCTATGCCGAAACGTTGCGGGCGTTGACATATACTTGAAAGCGCGTAGCACAGTGGAAACTACGATGCTGAAATTTTCAAAGAATGCAGACCTCACTCAAAAAGTTCTGGCAAAATGGGAAGGCGAATTCCAAAAGAACTCAAGTTATCAAAACCCTAACATTTCAGTTGATGAATGTAAGGTTTTGCTAAAGGGACGACTTGAGAAACTCAATGCAGCTTTAGATTCCTTTCTGCGGTAACAACGCTTGTTGTTTCGCTTTCGTTGTCAGAACTCGTACTACCCCGCCTCTCGCGCCCTGATCGCCTCCGCCTCCTCATCCACCGCCTGGCAATAGCGCCCATCCATCGCCTTCAGCACCGCGATCTCCTCGCGGCGCAGAAGGTTGCCGGTCAGTTGCAGCCAGGCAAGCATTTCCTGGTTTAACAGCGGCGCTGGGCCGGAAAAGCCGGGAGCCTGCGACGTGCGCAGGTCCCAGAACCAGTCCCAGAGCGCATATCCGGCCTCGGGCATCTCGGCTTCCGGGCTCACCAGCTCGAAAGCCTCGTTGCGCTCGCGCCGGGTCTCGCCGTTCTTGTCGCGCACGCAATCATAGCGCGCGACGATGCCTACGGCTGCGGCGAGGCCTTCGGCAAGCTCCTCATAAAATTTGCGCGGTCCTCCGAGGCGGCGGCCACCTGATCATAGATCCAGCCGGCTTCCTCGACGACTTCGCGGGCCTTGTCGAAGGAGAGCACGGGCTGCTCGCCCTTCCACTGCTGCTCGCCCCAATTCCACGACGCGATGGAGGCGGCGGCCTTGTCGAGATATTCGGCCTCGACCTTGCTGGTGGTCAGCTTCTTCTTGCGGCTGGCGAGGAAGCGGTCGCTGTGCTGGCGGACGATCTTCTTCACCTCGTTGCTCTCCGCCGAGCGGATCATGAAGGAGATGCCGAGCGGCTCTTCGCTGGCCGGGTGCAGGAGCTGCAGTTCGAAGAGATCTTCGGAATTGACGAGATTGGAGATATCCAAGGAAACACCTTATCGGTTGGCTATGGGGATGGCCGCGCGCCCGGCTGAGCGCGCGCGAGGCTTCGCGAGATCGCGGTTACGGCGCTGTGACGGGATCGACGCGGATCGGCAGCTGGTTGAGGCCGATCTTGAACTTCTCCAGATCGAAATCGTCCGAGCCGCCGCCGGGATAGAGCGGGCCGGAAACGACGCCGCGCGAATAGAAGACCGTGTTGGTCTTGCCCTGCGGCGCATCGTTGCGCTCGACCTTGATCGCGATGTTGTTGATGTTCAGCGGATCGCCGAAGGTGCGCAGAATGATCTGGCCGGCATCGTCGGCGATGGAGGCAACTTCAAGCTCCGGGTCGCCCGCATTGGAGACGCCCTTCTGCTTCTGCTGCACCGGCTCGTCCAGCGTATTGTAGTTGTTGATGGTGGAATCGGAGCCGAAATCGCCGATATTGCCGACCTTGCCGACCTGCACCCAGGTCAGCGCGGCATAGGCGCTGGCCGTCAGGTCGGTATTCTGGGCGGTCTCGCATACGTAGACCTTGGAGCCCTTCTTCGTGCTTTTATTCGCCATGGATCATTTCTCCGGTTCAAAGGCGGTGTAGGGAACGGTGACCGGTATTTGCACCCGGTCATCCTCTTGGATCGGGCCTGCGGCCCACGGCTCGCCGCTGATCGTGATCTTCACGCCAGAGGCAAACAGCGTCATGTTGTTGAAATGGTCGATCACCAGGCCGGCGGCATCGAGCGGCTTGATCAGCCCGCCGCCGGCCTTCCAATAGACCGAGATTTGCAAAAGCCCGCGCTTCTGCTGCGGATCGTCGCCCAGCGTGACCTGCCGCGGCTGGGCGGGCAGAAAGCTGACAGCCAGATAGTTATCCGGCTTACTTTCCCCTGCGGGCGGAAAAGTAATGCCGGGCTGCGCCACCGGCAGCGGCGGGGTAAAGGTCAGCGCCGCCAGATGGTCCAGCAGCGCAGCCAGAATGATTGCGTCCGTTGCCGTCGCCATGCGTCACCCATATCTGTGATGTTGAAAGTCTTGAGCGGTCAGTCCGTCTCGCGAACGGCCTGACCGACAATGTTGCGCCATTCCTGCGCGGCGCGGCGCACCATGCCGTGCCCCGCCCGGCCATCACGGCCATATTCGACCTCGGCCGCATAGGGCTCGGTAAAGCCCATATAGATCATGCCGCCGAGCGGCACGCTGAGGCTTGCCGGGTTGACCGCCTCTGCATCCTCGCCGGAAGCGCCGGCCCGCATGACCGGCATTGCGGAGCCGGAAACCTGAAACGAATTCACCAACGCGCCGCTGGCATCCGGGGTTCGTTCGATGACAGCTTCGGCCAGCAGCCGGGTAGACGTCTGGACCACATCCTCCATCCGCTGCTTGGCATTTTCGGCCCAGGCAGCGACGGAGGCGGAGAAATCGGAAGAGGCCATTGCTTCAGCCCTTTGAAATGATTAAGCATCACCGTTCGGATGAACGAGCGCATCTTTTGAAATTCAGAAAAGTCAGAGCGCCGTAACGCGCGCTGATCGCAGAGAAACCGCCTCTATCGGCCACCCTCTCCGCCACCATCCGCTCGATCTCCGGCGACGATGACAGCCGCTCCAGCGTCCGGATCAGTCGAACAAGCAACCAAAGTGCGAGCACGGCCTTGAAACGGGCAACAGCACTCACCGGCGCACCTGCAACTGCCAAAGCACAGCAGTCCCGCCCGGCGACAGCGGCTGCACATCGACGATCGCATGCTCGACACCGGCGATCACCAACCTGTCGGCAAGCGCCGGTACAATCGACAGACCCGCCGTCGAGAGATAGACCATACGGTCTCCACGCTGGATCAGCGTGTCACCGATATGCGCTTGAGTATGGTCCAGATCGACCAGCGTGCAGGCGAAGTCTTCGCTCGTCTGCACCGGATCGTAATCCGGGCCAGAAGTCAGAATGCGCCGGAGTTGGCCTTGTTGGCCGAATTTGGCAATCAACCGCTCCGCCGTAGCCCGGGTTTTCACATAGTCAAAACCAGCCATCACACCACCAGAATGCCCGGCAGAACCGGACGCAGGAAGAGATAAAGCAGGCCATCGAGCACCGTCAGCACCGGCCTTGCGGCAGCGATGCTATCCTCGAGCGAACCGACAACAGCATATTCCATCTCCAGCGGCCCGACCTTCTCGCGCTTCACGGTCTGCGCCGCCGTGACAACCGGGGTCAGGCTGCCGGGATCAGCGAGTTCAACCACGGCAACCTCATAGGCGGCGTAGGTCACCGGCAACGGCACGATGTCATCGGGAATGGCCTCGCCGTTCGCCGTCACGGCCGCCCTGCGCGGCCAGGATAGCGGCTGCTCATAGCCCCCGGCGCGAAGACCGGGAAAACGCGGCTCGTACAGTCCGTCGACAACCTGCGACCCACGCACCAACGCGGCCATGCGGTCATCGTTACTGGCCGCGGCCCAAGCCACATTGGCGCGATCGGCAAAATAGAGATCGGCAGCATCGAGCGTGCCGTAGAAAGCTGCGGGCATGGGAACTCCAGTCTATCAATGAAGAAAGCGGATGCTCCTCCCTCCGCCGAAACGGAGGGAGGACGCTAAACTCACGCCGCCGCGCTGATCTCGTCGCCATAGGCCATGGCCGCCGGCAGGCGCACTTCCGTGCCGCCGGTGCGGGCGATGATGCCGGTCTCGAAGCTCATGATCGACTTCTGGCGCGGCTGCAGCACGCGACGCGGCATCGGCAGATGGAAGCGCAGCACCTCGGGATCTCGGCGGTAGACCACCATGCGGCCACCGCTATCCTGCGATGCCGTCGCAAGCTCGCGCAGCGGCTGGATATCCAGCGGCAGGCCAGTTTCGGCGGTATAGACATTGCCCCGGCGCAGGAACTCCAGCACGGTGATATAGCCATCGCCATCGGCCAACCGCTTGGTGGCGATCAGACGGAAGGCTTCCGGCGGCAGACGCAGGCTATCCACCCATTCGACCTCGCCGGTGCTCGAGCGCACGCCACCGATCAGATCGTTGACATCACGCAGGATTTGATCCCCCGTCTTGGCCGACCAGTGGGTCGAGGAACTGGCGCCATCGGCGGCGACATCGACCCGCGACACCTTCGGATCGTTGACGAAACCGGTCCAACCCTTTTCGGCCGAACCGACCATGGCGACGGAATTCAGCAGACGTTCGATCTTGTCGGCGGCAAAGATGGCGTTGGAGGCATTGAGGTCGAGATTGTAGAGTGCTGCCTGATTGACCTCCTCCAGGTTCCATTCCCAGCCGGAGCCGATCATCGCGAAATCATGGCTGGCGCTGTCACGCGTCGACTGGTTGAAGGGCATGTCCGTGCCGGCGCCGGAAAGGAACTTCGCTTCGCCCGCGCTGTCGACGGTAAAGAAGGTCGTACCAGCAGCCCATTCGTTGCCCTCGGTGACAACGGGCACATGCAGTCCGTAATTGAAGGTCGGATAGCGACGCTGGTAGATGCGGGTCTCGATGTTGCGACCCTGCGCGATGACAAAGGAATAGGCCGCCTGGGCATCGGCGAAATGCTGTCGAACGAACTGGTTCATGGATTAGGCGCTCCTGTGCTTCAGCGAGATTTCGACGATATCGCCGTTGCCACCGCTCGTGTCGAAGAAACAATCGGGAATGGGGCCGACGATGCCGGAACCGGCAGCGTTGACGTAGGCGTTGGTGGTCGGGTTGTAGTAGACGGCATCGCCATCAGCGATCGCGCCGCCCGCCCGCACGTACATCTGGCCGGAGGTCAGGAAGGCGCCGGTGACGAATTGTGCATAACCGTCGACCTGCGTTGCGCCGGGCAATACGGTCGGTGTCAGCACGGCAATGCCGAGAAACTTGCCGCCGGCGGCAAAGGGCGCGACACCGTGATCGGCAAGACCGCGTTGGGCCGGCTGGCCGAACTTGATGCCGCCGGCATTTTCCACCGTGCGGCTGATCTTGTTGGATTTTTCCTCGGAAGCGATCTGCCCGTGCAGGCCCTTCTGAGGAGCGTTTCCATAGGTGGTCTGATAAGTCGCCATTGAAGCGTCTCCTTTTTCGTTGACCTGGTTAAACGGGGTTGGCCGGCTGGTGCGCGGATTGCAGGTCGCGCACCATGGCGGCATAGGCGGTGAAGGCTGCGGACATCGACGTCTGAGGCGTCGTGATGCCGTCCTTGACGGCGGCAGCAAAGAGATCCGGCGTTTCGCGGATGGTGTCAGCGAGCATGTCGAAGCGCACATCGATGTAGGCGTCCGATCTGCCTTCGACCGCGCCCTCCCCGATCTTGGCGACGACGACCGCCTTGCGGATTGCCGCATCCGAAAGGCCCGTGGTCTTCACATCGTGGGCGATTGCCTTCGCAAGCCCGATGAGATCGGCGCGAGCCTCGGCTCGCCGTTCGATCTCGACATCGCTCACGAGGCTTGCCTTGGCGGCGTCAAGCTCGGCATCACGAACAGCAATTGCCTTCTGATAGGCGGCATCGGCCGCCGCGATCTGGGCCTTGGCATCGGCAAGTTGTTGCTGGAGCTCCGAGACCTCATCGCCGACTTCGATCCCAATGCCATCGACGGTAATTGTCTTTATGGACATCATCCCTTCCTTGTTTTCATGATGATCGGAAATGGAGCGTGGGGCTGCGAGAGGAGCGCAGCCCCACGGTGCGGCGGCATCGCCGATACGGACTTTCGATCCCGCTCGGCCACGGCGCACAATGGCAATATGATTGATGCGAATATTCGTCTGGACGGCGTCGTAGGCCTCACCGGCGGATGTCACGCCCGCGGTGAAATCGAGATCGCAGACATAGCCGGCAGAAAGCTCCTGCTTACCGCTCTCAATGTCCTGGATCGCCGCCTCGTCGCTGACCATCAGCGGCACGCGAATGAAGATACCCTCGCCGGCGATCTCATCGCCGGTCTGCCCGACGGAATACTTCTTCCAATTTTCCGATGTGACCATCTCCGGTGGATGCTCATTTGTCACCGGTCGGTGAGCCGCACTCTTCAGCGTATCTTCGGAGAACACTTCCGTGCTGGGCCGATAGACACGCACGGTGCGCATCTCCGGCCGGCCGATTTCCGCACCAAGATAGTTTTGAATACCCGTACGGGCGACCCGGGCGTCAGCGACAAGATAGCCGTCTCCGGTCCGTCGCGTTCCCGCGACGGTGACAATGTCTGTGAAGTTCATGATTGGATATCCCTTGGTCGGAGCCGACTTTGGTTGTTAGATATGTCTTCGACTTATGAAGAGGATGCGTCAGGAACAGGAGCCTCAGACGCAGGGTTCGCGTGCCCAGCTTCCTCCGGCGCAAGCTCTGGCTGATCGGCTTGCATCGACCCTCCGAATGCCGCGATCGCAGCCTCCAGCCCAGGCAGCGATCCGTCTTCGACCAACGTGTTCACCAGTGCCTCAGACAGCGCCTGACGCGGAATGATCTCCTGTCCGGAAGATGAGCCGAACAGGGTTCGCGCCGCATCGGCCTTGGTCTTGAAAATATCGGCCTTATCCTTCTCGCTCATCTGCTCAAGCGGTGCCCAGGAGGCATAGATATTCGGATCATGGGCGCCAGTGGCGGAGCGAATGAGGCATTCGTCGAGGCGGGACATGGCGGGCGTGAGGTCGAGTTCCTGGATCGCCTGGATCCGATCGTGATAGTTCTTCATGTCGGCATCGCCGGTGGCGTTGAGACCGGCGGGGGATTGGCCGAGCAGACGCGTAACCGGAATATCGGCGGCACCGGAGACGATCTGCAGGAAAGCCATGAGGATTTCAGTGAGACCGGAAAGCGGCGCGCTCTTGCTGTCGTATTCCTCCTCGGCGTCGAGGATCAGCGTGCCGTTGACGCCCTTGATGGTGTTGGCCAGCGTATAGCGGCGCAGCACCGCATCCTCATAGGCCTGGTTGCCGATATTAGCCGAGAATTGCGGCACCTTGATAATGTCGATCTTCGCCTCGAAGACGAGGCTGGCGATATTGGCAGCCGTGCTATCGGCGTTCTTGATGGCATCGAGCGTCGCGGTGAGCACGCTCTCGCCCCAGCCGTGACTGCCCTGCCCCAGCACGCCGCCGAAATCCTCGTCCGGCACCATGGCGCCATTGAAAATCACCAGTCGAGACGGATGAATGGCAACCTGCGCGCCGCTTGCGCCGGTCAAGGTGTAGAATTTCGGCTTGCCATACCATTCCGAAGCGGGATCGCGCTCGATCTCTCCAGCGGCAAGTTGACGACGCGTCAATACCGTCAGATGTTTCAACCCACCTTTGCCGACACGCTCGATATCGAGCGGCCGAGAGGGATCGGCATCGCCGACACCGATGAACAAAGCCGCGCCACCAAAGAGGCGTGCCTTCTTCGACGCCTCCAGCACCTTGCCGCGCAAATTCAGCCGGCGCTCTTCACCCTCGATCAATCCGATCTGATCACTCTCGGCCTGCCAGTTGCGCCATTTTCGGCAGCTATCCAGCGCCGGAATATCGACGATCTTGCGCGGCAGCCAGGAGCCGCGATAGGCCGCGATGATCTGTTCATCGGTCAGGATCGGCTGGATATAGAAGACCGATGCCGCCTTATCGCGCTCCGTCCCCATGCGAGACGCAAGGCTCACCAGCCCATCGCGAACCATAGAGAGTACGTGTCCCATGGATTATCCTTTGGCATTTCTGTGAAGGAGAGGCCCGTACAGAGCCTAGAAATTCTTGAAGCTGAAGGAGGAGCCCAGCGCCAACTCGTTCAGCGCATCGGCAAACGCATCCACCTGATCATCGAACTGCGCATTCGGAAAGGCACAGATCTCATCGAGAAATGCCTCGTTCCAGTCGCCGCGTAGCAGTTTGACATTCCCCGCCTCCGCCTGTGCCGACGCCGGCTTGGCGCGGGTCGCCTTGTCACCGGTGATGGGCAAGACCTTGATGGGAAAGCCGGCAAGCAACTTGATTTTCGTCTCAGCGTCGGCCTTGCCTGCAGCACCCGGATCCTGCGGCATGCGGATCATCACCGTCGGCCCGTCCTGCGTCGCCATGTTCTTCAGATTTCGCTCCACTTCCGCCGGAGACCACCGGCCGCGGGCGACTGTTTCGACATAGAAGATGCCATCGGCTTCGGCCATGCGCAGGCCGACTGTCCAGTCCGGCTGGCGGCCCGGACGTACTTTTGAAGCCGCAAAATCCCAGGCACGGCAGCGTTTTGCGCCCGCCGGAACAGCATCGACGATCTCGAAATCACCACGTTGGAACAGCCCGCCCGAACGCGGCGCTGGTCGCTGCTGAAACTGGCCGGCGACGGCATAGGAACCGAGCGGCACCTTATCCCGTTCCACGACGGCGCGCGGAAAGCGCTCGGGAAAAAGCAATTCGCCCTCTTCCGTTCGCGGATCGACAAAACCGATCGATGTTCGGCAGCAACGCTCCGGCTCAAATTCCATAGGCAGCATCAGGTGCTCGTAACCAAGCCCAAGCGTCAGGATCGTGCCGGAGACATCGGCCTCGTGCAGCCGCTGCATGACGACGACGATCGCCGAACGTTGCGGATCGTTGAGCCGCGTCGGCACGGACTCTCGAAAGGTGCGGATAGTCGACAGCCGCTCCACTTCGGATTCCGCACCGTCGACCGAATGTGGGTCGTCGATGATCACCCGGTCGCCACGCCCGCCCGTCAGCCTTGAAAACGGCACGCCCTGACGAAAGCCGGTACGTGTATTGGCAAAGGCCATCTCACCCGACCGCGTCAGTTTCACCCGGTCACCCCAGAGCGTCTGATACCATTCGGAGGCAACGAGATCGCGCATGCGCCTGTTGTCGCGCTTGGCATAGTGTTCCGAATAGGACGAGCCGAGATAGCGCAGCTCCGGCCTGTTCTTCGGTCCCCATTCCCAGGCAGGCCAGAAGACGCCGCAGAGAAGCGACTTCATCGTCCCCGGCGGCACATTGATCAGCAGCCGCATGATCTCACCCGACGTCACCGCCTCAAGATGTCGGCAAATCGCATCGATGTGCCAGCCGTGAACATACTCGACGGAAGGCTCAACCACATGCCAGGCCTCGCGGACAAAGCCGGCGAGCGAACGACATCGTCCCCGAATCCTCTCTGCATCCGCTGCAATCCGCCGGGCAAGCTCAGCCCGCTCGGCATCAACCTTCCGTTTCGCTCTCTCCTCGCGGATCGCCGCCATCATCGCCGCCGGATCCGGCAAGCGGACCGAAGAGGGTTTCGAGGGTCGCAAGCTGCTCATCCGTGGCGTTGGTTAAGTCGATGATAAAACTTTGTCCGCCCTTGGCTCCATTGCCTGGGCGTTCACTCGGCTTCTGGTGAACATAGGATGCGGCGATCTTCGCCATTTCATCCCGCCTTTTCTGATCCGCCTCGTCGTCGCGCATGACTTTCAGCATATAGTCGAGCGGCGTATCACCGGCGGACACGGTTTTGCGCCGTCGGGCACGCGGCTTGCGCGGCGCGACGGGCTTGTCGGCTGTGGACATGCTGTGTGATTTCCGATGGAACGTTGAAAGGAAACAAACGGCTGAAAGAGAGCCGCTTTCGGTCAACAGTGCGTCGCTGCAACTGTTCTCATCATGCATAAATGAATACCCCAATTCGGCGCTGTTGGCGACACCCTTGATCGGGAAACTGGCTGCAAGGATTGGGGAATCTTTGGCGTCTGTATAGATAATCATTTGAAATCACACTAAAATATCGCATTCTATCGTCCGACAAAGAGAATAAGATTACTCTCCTCTTTCCTTCAAACGGCAATGCTGCCAGACAAGCGAATGCCCAAAAAACAGGATGGACATCGGCTCAATCAGGATCTCGCCCATATCCGCACGATGCCGTCGCGCGAATGGGAGCCGATCAACAGCGACGACGAACCAGAAGACGTGGCGCAAGCCGCAGCCACGATCGACGCAGCGCGGACTTTCATCGCCTCCAATCTTCCCGTTCTGCCTGTCCCGTCGCTTCCCGAGATTCGCCTGCACAAGGCCGGACCGCAAAGCGGCCTACGTCGGCTCGCCGAGCGGGACGAGGCATTCGGCTCACCCTATTGGGCGCATTACTGGGGTGGAGGTCTGGTGCTGGCGCGGTATCTTCTCGACCGGCCCGATGTCGTTGCCGGCCGTTGTGTGCTCGATCTTGGCGCCGGCTCCGGCATTGTCGGCATAGCCACAGCAAAGGCGGGGGCAGCCAAGGTGATCGCAGCCGACGTCGATCCCTATGCTATTGCCGCCATGGAGCTGAATGCCGCTATCAACGGAGTGACGATTCTACCTGTTCTTGCCGATCTGACGACCGGAGAGCCTCCCGCAGCGGATATCGTTTGTGTCGGTGATCTCTTCTATGAAGCGGCACTTGCCGAGCGCGTTACGATCTTTCTCGACCGCTGCCGGGAGCAAGGCATGGACGTCTTGATCGGAGATCCATGGCGTGCCCATCTACCGCGTTCGCGGCTGCGCCTGCTAGCGGAATATGCCGTGACGGACTTCGGCAACGCGGCGGGAAGCACGAGGTCGAGCGGAGTGTTTGCCTTTGAAGGAAATCCGTCGCGGCAAGACCGGCGCGATGGGGAGGCATCCTAACGAAAAAAGCCCTGGGTTCGAACCAGGGCCATTCTTACGAGTTAGGCTTTCATCTTCGCTCGCCGCTTGTTTTCTCGCTCCAAGCGTTTCGCCAGCGCCGCGAGCTCCGGGCTGGCCGCATCGAACACAGGCTTTGCGTCATCCGGTAACCAGTATGTCTCATGTTTTGCAGCAGGCGGTTTCGCCCGCTCGAGACTACCCGCCGAATTCGGCATCATCGGCGATATGCGTGACCAATCCGGCTCCTGCAACCCCGGCGAAACTCCAAGCAAGGCCTTGGCCACGGCCTGAAACTCCGCTTGAATCCACCGCTCCGCCGTTCGCCGCACCCGCCCGGTTCTTGCGCAGAAATCGCGGAAAGAACCGGCAACATATGGCGCAGCAAGGCAAACCGACCACCGGGACAGCAGAATACGACGCTCCTCGTCCCGGACATGGCTCAACAGCCAGCCCTGCAGCACCTCCTCCGCACGGCTGATGGCCGCCGCGCTCGGGCGATAGCGGACGCGGATATCCGCGTGATCTCCGGGTTCGGGAAGAACATCGGGCCATAGACTACGCATCCGATCCGGACGCACGCCACGCACATCGAGATGAACCATCGTGTCGGCAGCCTCGACGAAACGGGCACGAACGATCTGGCTCAGATCGGCAATCTCGGCCGCGCGCTCGGAAAGATCGTTAAACTGCAATGCGTTCTGGTACATCAAGTCGTCTCTCCAGTTCCCGATAGATCAAAATCCGAAGCGTCGCGCGCACCGGCCATGGCCGCCGCGCCACGGCATCTGAGCGCAACATCCCCAGCGCAATATCGTCAAAGGCGGACAGCAGATCGCCGGGCCGCTGCAATGCCCAATCCTGTCGCTGCACCAGGATGTCGGAGACCGCTCCAATCGTATCCGACCAGAGTTCATCGCGATTGTTGCCGGTCTGGCGAATGCAGCGCAGGACAAAGACGAGATGGCCGTCGCCATGCTGTCCCCGGATTTCCTGCATAGTGCCACGCGCATGGCTTTGTGCCGGTGCACGGCGGCGACGGACCGGAACCAGCTTGATCCCGAGGCCATCAAGAAGAGTGTCGAGCCTGCCTTTGGTCATGGGTGCATCCCTCCCTTCAACAAGGAAAATTCAAAGCGATCAGCGGCATCATTTCAATCATGCAACCTTCCCGTTTTCGGCTGCCACAGAGGAACTCCTCGGCTTGAACAGGGCTTCCGCCCTAGACATTCTCTCCACCCTCGCCCCATCCCGCAGCATCGGCGTGTTGAGGTAGGCAACCATCGCCTCGCCGGCGGCGGCCTTGGCTGCATCCTGGGTGGAGAAAATGATAGGCTCGCCGCGATTGTCCTTCAGGACCTCGTTCGTGGCGCGGTGAACCTTGCGTATCCAGCCAAGATGACCGTCGGCGACCGCTTCCGTTCCGATTTGAAATTCATTCATAGAAACCTCCTCTGGCCGCGCCCGGCCAGTTATTTAGATTGACTTTTGTAAGCAATTCAGGTGCTTGGCAGCTCCGGCCAAGCGATAGTCATGACCTCGTCAAAGGCTCGCTCCGCGCTGAGATACATCGTCAGCCGTCCAGAAATGAACCTGATCACCCTCCGGCGCACCACTGACGTCGTCGCCGTCGCCTGCATGTCTCGGTGACGAGATGATCGGCGCGACAGCCGCAAGCACACAGACGAAAAACAGAGCAGCGCCGATACACGCTAGGAAACCTTGAACGATCTCACTCATGCGATCGTCTCCGCTTCGTTCTGGCAGCCAGGCAAACCGCGATCGGACATCTCCACCGGCTCGACACGCTCGTCGCAAGCTTCACAGTGCCGCTCGATCACCTCGGCAATCGACAGAGCCCGCCGACAGCTGGGGCAGCCCCAGAAGAAGTCGAAATACAATGGGCCGGAACCCGCTCTTCTGCCTTTCCTAATCGAAACCATGCGACTGCTCCTAAAACCGCTATTGCCGGGCGAAACCCGCCTCTGCACCTCAGCCTCGCGGCGAATTTCTCCGCAGGCATCTTGATGGACACAAATTATGTTGTTATTAATATCGATGTCAACATGATTTATGTTAATTATTTTGCGAGTGTCTGATCATGCAGAAATCCATGGGCGAACGACTGAAGGCGGCGCGCGAAGCCGCAAATTACTCCTCGGCAACGAAGGCGGCGGAAGCGCTTGGCGTCAGCCTGTCCACCTATCGCGCACACGAAAACGGCCAGAACGAATTCGGCCCCGAAATCGCCGATCGCTACGCCAAGAAGTTCGGCACCACCGCCGGCTATCTCTTAACTGGCGAAGGCCCACACAAGGTAGAACGGCCGGGGCCACGCATGGTCACGTCCTTCGACCCCGATGAACAATACAATGACGGGTTCGCCGAGGACGGCGAGAACGTCAGCTACAGCCGCGAGCACTGGCAATCGAAGATCGAGGGCGCGACGCCGGAGGTGGATGTCAAACTCGGCGCCGGTAGCGGCGTTGTCGGCGAAGTGATCAATCTACCGGTCGGCGCTGGCAATGTCGCTGGCCACAAGATCATCGCGGAATGGGTGATTCCCGCAGGTTACCTACGCAATGAGGCAAAGGCATCGCCCAGCCACACCATCATCATGGAAGTGATCGGCGACTCCATGCAGCCCACCTACATGCCCGGCGACCGCGTCATCGTCGATCTCTCGCAGAACCTGATGGTAACCGACACGGTCTATGCCATCAGTGACGGTTATTCCGAACCGCAGATCAAACGCCTGCAGCGTATCCCCTTCACCCAACCCAGCCAGGTCAAGATCATCTCCGACAATCCGGTGCTGGAAACTTTTACGGTCGAGTTGGAACGGCTGACGATCATCGGGCGCATCTGCGGGCATATCGCGCGGAAGTAAGGGCGGACTGCCCCTTCAGTCATCCGTTGCCACGAACTTGTCGAAACCAGATATGACAAGATATTCGACGTGCGGACCCACCAAACATCATTTATGTTTAAATGATTGCCACTAAACATATATAGTGTTGACATCGATTGTGTCGCATGCCATCTCTCTTCTCGCGAGCCAATCGCCCGAGACGGAATGAGCCCATGCAGGTTTCAAAATCCTGCGTGAAGTCCGCGAAACCGGATCGGAGATCGAGCGAATATGAATGTCGTGTCCCAATGGGTGGGCACGCAAAAGGAGGGTGCGTATTTCATGTCAGCGAAGTCAGACGTCATGATCATCGCCTGGACGCTCTATCACCGCGATACGCGGCTACACCGGCCATCGACCGCAGCCGGCCGGCGCAAATGGTTCGCCCGCGCCCTGGCGACGGCCTGGACCTGGGTGCAGCAGCAGACAATCGACGCGACCAAGACCGAGGAACAGCAGCGTGCCGAGCGACTGACGAGCCTGAAGCTGGAATTACTGCGTATCGACGCCCGACCGTTTGGAATGTCGATTGCAAAGGATCGAACAACGCTCAAGGCAGAAATCGATCGTCTGACCGCCCAATCATCCGTATCGGCAACACGGATGGCGGCATGACAGCACGCAACGACGTCTTCTCCTGCGAATACTCTTTCGATGAGCTCACCATCAATCTCTGCGATCGCTGGGAATCGGGCTTACTCCTCTATGGCCGCGCCGAACTGACCTCGGCCGGAGACGGCTATGATGGCGAATTTTACGTCTCTACCGTCCGATTGGATGGTGGAGCACGGCTAGCACGGCCGAATCCCACCGCCCAGGCAGCCAGCTTCGAGGCCGAGCTGTTCCGGCGCATCGCCGCCGTGATCGAAAACGACAAAACACTCACCGGTCGGCACGCCGCCGAGCTGTTCGCCTGTGAGTTCGAACAGTCCATGGAGACGGATCATGACATGCTTCATGAGATCAAGCGGGAACAGGCATTGGAGCCGGTTGCATGA